TAACATTGAATATTACTGGGGATTCCGATATTAAGAATATCTTAAATAGAATTGTTGATAATGGGCTGAAGAAGACAACGACAGCGGAAGAGGAACTTTACAATAAGATTATAAAGTATTATGGCCACACTAATGGTTATCTTATATTGCTTTTTTATGATATCTATGATATTCCTGTCGTCACAAGGGATAATTTTGTACAGGATGATTCGGAAGATATATATAGATATATCATATGTGCAATATGCCCTCTTAAGTTAACTGATCCAGCAATGGGATATGAGGAGAAAGACAATACATTCAGGTCTGTTGAGCGTGATTGGATTGTGTGTAAGCCAGATGAAGGCTTTGTATATCCGGCATTCAACGACAGAGCATCTGATGAAGAATCAATATTGTATTACACAGCAACTCCACAGAACCCGGATCACAGTTTCATAAAGAATGTCATTGAATGCGATGATAAATTTACTATAACTGAGTATAAGGATTTATTCAAGACGGCATTCGAATGGGCTATAGATTCTGTATCTGAGCGCGACAGATATTATTCAGCGATAAATGCAACATTACAGGGATATTCTCCAGAGGATGTATTAAGCCCTCAGATGTTAATTAATATTATGAGTTCATGTGGGATGCCAAAGGAATATATAGACAGAATAGCTAAAGAGTATGTATATGATTTCGGTGAATATGGATTCCCTAAGATTGGATACATATATCAGGAAAAATATAAGAATATGCATTATGCAATCGAGCAGAAAAATAAAGCAAGGAGATTGTTAACACAAGCCCATAATGCGCTTAATCATAATGGCGGTTCAGAGTTAGCGGATGAGATAGAAGATTATCTTAACAGGACAAGATAGACGACATTTTATTCAGGAAAAACACGGCAAAGTCGCATAAAGACAGAATGGGAGTGATTTTTTTACTCCAAAATTATCTATAAGATACTTATTCAATACAAAATAATATCACAATAAAAAAGAGAAGCTGATAGCCAAACTCACCACGCTGTCAGCTTCCTTTCTCAAAAACAGAACATATGTATTGTATCATAGAGATATATATTGTGCAAGAAAATAAAACGGGAAGGGAAGTAAAGAGATATGGCAGCAGATATTAGGGAAGCGTTAATACAGTATTGTGACATAAAACAGGAATATGATTACATAAGAACAAGAAGAGATAAGTTAATAAGAGAGATTGAGAAAATGGAAAAGGAGCAAAATCTCGAATACTGTATTATAATAGATTTATTGAAAGTTAGGGATAAACAATTTAAGGATTGTGAAATTAAGTTACTGGAGAAAATAAATGAGGTTGAGAAATTTATAGGACAAATTGAAAATAATAGCAGAATAAGAAGAATGATTACATATAAGTTTATTGATGATCTAACTTGGTATCAGGTGGCACAGCGAATGGGAAAACATCATACGGAGGATAGCTGTAGAAAGGCAGTTGAAAGATTTTTAAAAGATGTTTAAATTGATATTTAAGTTTACAAAAAAATGTGATATAGTTATAAAAAAGCAAAAAAAGTTTATTTGAATGGAGTAATTATGTCAATAACAAAAGCAAAAAAGAATCAAATAATAGATTATATGTTAGAAAAAATATCAAATAAAAGTGATGTGGTAGGTAAAACAGCGGAAAATTTTATGTTATCTCGTACAACAATATATAGATATTTATTAGAATTGCAGGATAAAAATATAATAAAAAAAGTATCTAGGGGACGATATAAATTAATAGAAAGTACTTATGAATTTGTATATATTAATGATGGAACATTAGAAGAAGATTATATTTATAATAAAGATATAAGTCCGCTAGTGCAACAATTGCCTGAAAATGTAAAAAAGATATGGACATATGCTTTTACAGAAATGTTTAATAATGCAATTGAGCACTCAGGGTCAAAAAAAATTGAATGTTATGTGATTTGTAATTATATAGAAACAACAATAATGATAACAGATTTTGGAGTGGGAATATTTAAAAAGATCAAGGATTATTATAATTATGATTCTATTGATGATGTTATAAGCGAATTATTTAAGGGAAAACTTACAACAGATACAAGCAATCATTCAGGAGAAGGTATCTTCTTTACTTCAAGGCTGATGGATCAGTTTAGTGCAATATCAAGTAAAAGATTTTTTTCACATAATAATCATTTGGAATTTATAGATACGTTAAAAGATGAAGATGATTTGAATATATTGACACACGATAAAGGTACCGTGATATATATGAGATTAGCAAATAGGACTCATAAGGAGTTATTGGAGGTGTTTGATATGTTTTCAGATGTAGATGGAGGATTTAATAAAACAAGCATACCAATGAAAAATGTATTTGGAAATAATTTTCCAGTGTCTAGGTCGCAAGCAAGAAGGCTATATAATAGATTTGAAAAATTTAAAGAAGTTGAGTTGGATTTCAAGGATGTAGATGAAATTGGGCAGGCATTTGCACATGAACTGTTTGTTAAATTTCCGCAAAAAAATCCTAATGTAATAATTAAAGTGTCAAATTCTAATAATAGAATTAATGCAATGATTGAACACGTGAAAAATACAATTTAAAAGATATTAAAGTTTGTCCAATTTGTCCGTGTTCTATATGATAATATATAAATCGGGACAGATGTTAAGAAGCACTGAACTAAGGACTGAAGACAGTCTGCATTTTAATTTCATAATTAGTGTTGTTGAAAACTGACACTAATAACTAAGAAATATGAGATACCCCTCGTAACGGCATTGACATTTAATTGTCAGTGCCGTTTTTTCTTATAATTGTATTATATGCCTGTCCGTTATGTCCGCATAACATATGATATTATTTATATATAGCACATTTAACTTTATGGATAGTGTCATTAGGAGGAGTTATGGCAAATATAAAAAGTAAATTAGAGCAGTATCGTAGTCTGGTAGAGGAAAGCATAGAAGTGGATATAAAAATAAAAAATATTAAAAGAGAGATAGATGAATTAAAAGCATTAGGTGAGGTTATAGATACAGTCACAGGTGGAAATGGTGGGATACAGCATTTTACGATTAAAGGTGTTCCAACGCCAGCGTATACCAATAAATTAAACAGATTACAGCTTAGCTTAATTACCAGGCAGCAGTTGTTAGATAAAATAGAAAGCCAGAAGAATGACATAGAAAGTTTTATATGTAGAATAGAGAATAGTATGATAAGAAGAATGCTGGAATATAGGTATATGGAAGCTATGAAGTGGAGTGAAGTTGCTAAAAAGATGGGAAAGACATATACAGCTGATTATTGCCGTGTAACGTGTGATAGATTTTTAAAGGGATATAATAAATAATTTGTTCGTTTTTTTCGCTAAAAAGATGATAATATTTAAAATGACAGAAATTTGGATGGCAGCTATACGTTTGTGTATAGCTGTTTTTTGATAATAATAAAATGGGGAGAGAGGTGATGAGCGTGACGAATTATGAATTGGCTGAGCATGACTATATAGCTGGTATGAAATATAAAGAGATTGCTGAAAAATACAATGTAAGTATTAATACTGTTAAGAGCTGGAAAACAAGATATGGATGGCAAAAAAGTGTGCACACAAATGATAAAAAAGTATGCACACAAAAAAGAGATTATAGTGTTGTAAGAAAAGAAGCTGCTGTGACAGAGGTTGAAGACGTATTGGAAAATATGGATTTAACTGATAAACAGCAGCTTTTCTGTTTGTATTTTATAAAGTGTTTTAATGCAACCAAAGCTTATCAGAAAGCCTATGGCTGTAGTTATAATACGGCAGCAGTCGAGGGGTGCCGTCTCCTTAAAAATCCTAAGATAAAAGACCTGATAAGAACTATGAAGCAGGAGAGGTTTACAAAAGATTATCTAACACAGGAAGATATATTCCAAAAATATATGGATATAGCATTTTCAGATGTAGGCGATTATGTGAGATTTGGAAGAAAACAAATGCCGCAGTGGCGTGAAGAAAATGGAGAGTATGTTCCTGTTATAATTGAATATAACTATATAGATTTAAAGGAGTCAGAAGAAATTGATACAAGCATATTAGCAGAAGTTTCTGATGGAAAATCAGGAATAAAGGTTAAAATGCAGGACCAGTTAAAGGCTCTTGAGTGGCTTAGCACACATATGGATATGGCTACACTTGAACAAAGAGCAAAGATAGACCTGCTTAGGGCACAAAAAGATAAAATTCAGCAGCCGGATAATGAGGGAGAAGATGAAAGCGTGGTGATTATTAACGATGTCTGAGATTAGAATAAGTGACCTGATAATACCGAAGTACAGGTCATTATTTAACAATAGGCAGTATAAGCACATAATACTTACTTCTGGACGAGCAGGGACTAAATCCAGTTATGCAGCAATAAGAGGAGATTATGAGCTTGTAGCTGGAGAAAAGAGTTCTGTTGTTGTCCTAAGAAAACATCACAACAAGCTTAGAAAAACTGTCTATAAGGAGATGCTTAGAGGTATAAGCAGATTACAAATTCCAAAGAAAAAATTCAGGATAACTAAATCTCCAATGGAAATAACCTATCTTAAAAATGGCAATACAATGTATTTTGCAGGCTCGGATGGTATAGATGACACAAAAGGTATCATCGATGAAGAGAGACCAATAAAACTTGTAATCATAGATGAAGCTACGGAGTTTTTTGATGATGGAGAGGGAGAAGATGAAATACTAAACATAGAAGCTACATTCGCAAGAGGGAATAATGGTGGATTTCAAATGATATATCTGTATAATCCACCGAAAAATCCCAATGCACCTATAAATGAATGGGTAAAAAAGATGGAAAAACGTCCAGACTGTATACATATCCATACAGACTACAGGGATGTACCAGAGGAATGGATAGGAAAAGATCTGATTGAAACAGCAGAGGCATTGAAAGCGGTAGATGAAAAGCAATACAACTGGATATGGCTTGGGCAATGTGTAGGAATAGAGGAAATTATCTACTATATGTTCAAGCAGGATATGATAGTACAGCCGCAAAGAGCTGCATATCCAATAGCAATAGGAATTGATTATGGACAGATGAATGCTACAACATACCAGGCATTTGGACTGGATAAGAGCAAAAAGAAATTCAGAGGGCTTAAAGAATATTATTATTCTGGCCGTGATACAGGTAAACAGAAAAGCCCATCGGAATATGCAGAAGATTTTAAAGATTTTTTTGAAAATTTACAGGAGATGTATGGAATAAGGACTGCTTATGTATTTATAGATCCTTCTGCAAAAGGTCTGGCAGAGGAAATAAGAAGAAAATGTCCGGTTATAAAAATAGTTGATGCCCAGAATGATGTACAGCTTGGAATAGCAAGAACACAAAAGCTTATGAGCTATGGAATATTAGAAGTAAGTCCGGAACAGGAAAATTTAATACACGAGGCAGGAATATATGAATATGATAAAAAGTCCATAGAGGCGGGTAAAGAAGTACCAGTAAAAACAAATGACCACTGTATGGATGCAATGAGATATGCAGTTATGGGAATGTGGAAGTATGTAAGATACTTTCTTCCTAAGGCAGAACAGGAGGATTAAATAATGGATATAACAAAGTTTTTAGCTGAATTAGGATATGACACAGTAGATAAAGGATTTTACTCTCTTATAGATGTGTGGAAGAGCTGGTACAGGTCTAAAGTGGCAAGGTTCCACACATACAGAGTGTATTCCGGTAACAGCTATATAAAATGTAAAAGAAATGCTATGGGAATGGCAAAGAAGGTTGCGGAGGATATTGCAGATATGCTGCTCAATGAGCACGTTAATATAACAATAGCAGATGAGGCAACAGATGAATTTGTTAAAAAAGTTCTTAGCAGTAATAACTGGCAGCAGATGGGTAATAATTACCAGGAGAAAAAAGCGGCATATGGAACAGTTGCATATGTTCCATATATACAGGATGCCATTGCCAACGAGGAGACAGGTGAGATAGAAAAGGGCACTGGTAATATTAAAATTGACTATATAACAGCAGAAAACATCTATCCATTATCTTGGGAAAATGATTATGTGACAGAGTGTGCATTTGTATTTCCTAAGACATATAAGAAC